TCTATAGATTCCTCATCATAATGCCCGCTATATCTGTTTGAGTTTTCATAACTCCTATCATAGCTTCTATCATAACTATTGTTATTATAGCTTCGATTGCTATTATTATAAGAAGCTCTGCTCTCATTGTATCTGCCATCATTATCTCCATCACGACCTCGCCTACCATAGCTATAATCGTAACTGTCACGACTATGCTTACCATTAAACTCATATCCGTACTCCTCTATCATTTCATTTCCTAACATAACCTTATCAAGGTTCTTGATTGAGTGGGTTAGAGTATCAATAAGCTCAAGGTCAGAGGCAGTCATATCTTCTTTCTTAGCTACCTTTTCGAGTTCAGAACAGAGATTCTCACGGAGGCTTTCAAGTTTCTTCATATTATCCCCCTTTCTCATGCAATACGCTGTACTACAAAATTGGCGTTCTGCACGTTAATAGCCGGAGCAGTACCCGCATCTGTAATCTCAGAAACATTTTCTATGGATACATTAAAGCAACAACCTCTCGGTACAGTTACCAATGCGGTAGATGTAACATTAAAGTATTCATCTACTGCCGCAGGAGTAACTATTGCCCTGCTTGTAAGCACAGGCTCTCCATCTATAGCCACGGCTACAGAAATAGGAGAAACATCTGCACCTTCCGGTATTGCTATGTTACCATTAAAAGTCACCTGATATCTTGCGAAGCATGATGTTGGGCAATTAACTATGCCACGAAGAGTCACAATTCCTGATTCGTTTCTGTGAATCACATAGCCTTTACTGCAAGGTATTGATGTATTCAATACAACTACCTGATTAGGCTGTACTAATTGAACAGGATTATAGGTAAACTCTGCCATATCACACCTCACATTCCGCAGCCACATCCATATCCCATATTCTGATTGCAGGTGAATATAGGGGTTCTGCCATAAACAGGAGTAGTAGGAACAGGACAGCTATTAAGTCTGTTATACAGAGCATCGACCTCATCATTAAGACCCTGCTGGAATGTAGCTGTCTGAGCGGCCTGTGATGCATTAAGTGCCTGCATATTGAGCTGTGTTCTCAGATTATCATTCTCCCGCTTGTAACCATCGAGTTCAAGCTGACAGAGCTTATCAAGAATAGCCTGTGTCTGAGAGGTGTTATTTGATATGATATCTCTTACACCTTCATTCAGAGCCTGTCTGTCTGCACAATTCTCTGTAGCTATTGTGTATTTAAGGTCTGCTGATGCAAGCCTGTTATCACAACAGCACTGTGCTAACTGAGAGGTTACATTGTTGAAACCCTGATTCATAGCTGTCTGACCTGCAAATGCTGTCTGCATATTTGCTATCTGACGAGCATTAGCTCCCTGCTCTACGCCTGAAAATCCAGTTGCGAGGGACATCTGAATGTTGCTTCCGGTATCACAAAGCTGAGTAGAGAGATTAGCAATACCATCTCTGATAGATGTGATACCATCATTCAGCATAGCATCACGGAAACCATTGTTGGTGTTCTGATTGATTCCGTTCTGACCATTTAACAGCCAAGGGAAATCATATCCGAGCTGATTTCCTCCGCCGAATCCGCCCCAGCCACCAAAGCCGTTGCCCATAAGTGCGAACAGAAACAGTATAACCCACCATCCATCCGCACCAAATCCGAAGCCATTGTTTCCATAACCCCCACCATAAGCAGGAGCTACCGGCATATACATGCCATTTCCATTCTCTGACATCATAAGTGTCTCCTTTCTAAAAACTTTATTTGTACCCTTGCAAGGTTAGTACCTAAAATTTGAAACCCATTTTCTGTAATGTTCCGTACAGTTTATTAAATGCGCCTTGATTCATCTGACCATTATTCAATAAATACTGCACGGCTGAATGAGGATCCTGCTGATATTCAGACGGTATATTGATGTTCTTACGCATAAGAAAATCAAAAGGATTACTCATAAAAGATTGAAATTGACCCTGTGTAGAATTATTCTGAATGTCTTGATATATTTGATTAGCCATTCTGCTTGCCTCCAGCTTTATTCTGCGTATTTAAGCTCTCCATAGTAGATAACTGTTGTTTAAGTCTATCTATTTCTTCCTGTAGCTTCTTGACTTCATCCCGACTCGCTAATTTAGCTGTGTCATAGTCTCTATTGTCGTGAGATTCCAATTTCATAGGTTCTTCTACTACTTCTGAATATGAATATTTCTTCATAGTAGGCATACCTGACATATCTGCTGACTTAATAAAGAAGTTCTGACCCTCTGAGTCCATAAGTAATACTGAATTTCCTGATGCTACAGGATATGCTCTTGCGCCTATCTCACCCTGCACCCATATTATCCCTGTGTTCTGAGGATTAATCGGGGTCTGCATAGGTGTCTGCATCTGAGGCTGGGCATAACTCTGTTGATAATTCGGTTGAAAAGGTGCATAACTCTGTTGATAACTGTTGTAGTATGGCATAACTTATTCCTCCTTTTGCCAATAATATAGTGGTACTTTATCTCCTGAATCCCACGAATCGTAATAATCACCATTAACTATTGCGACTGCGTGGGTACCAGTTCCTAAAACATATTTGCCATTAGGATGTTCTATGCAGAAATCTTTTATTGTATAACAATGAGGACAAGTATCTGGGATAATATGTCTTGTGAAGCCTTCTGATTTTAACTGTGAGCCCCATACATCATCAGCAGATGGCATATCACGCATAGCAAAACCTCGAAGTGCGAGTTTAACATATGCTGTGTCCCAATCTGAATCTGTTACTTTAGAAAAGGCTCGTACAGCACAATCTCCTATATTCTTATGACTTGGATTTGGATTAAAATATATGTAACTCATAGAATTGAGTTTAGACAAAAAGAAAGACTCCCACGAGAACGTGGAAGTCTTAATAGAGTATCAATTTTGTATCATTAAGGTTCTATATTTGGTTCTGTATTATCAGGCCCTGTATCAGGCTCTGTATCCTGTTCTGTATCATCTGTCTCTGTATCATCACTTGGGATAGTATAGGATGTGTAGACTTTTAATTCTGTATCAGATATAACTAACCATTTATCTACATTTGAATTGAGTATATCACTTTCTAAGCCAAGATATCCCGGAGAATAAAATATAACAATCTCGGATGCTTCTGAATCATATAGTGTAATTTTAAGCTCTGCCGTTTTGAGCGTACTCATAAATTCCCGTAATATCATATTAATTTACCTCATATATAGTGTTTGAAAAATTGCTCCTGTGCTTTGCTGAGTATCCTCTTTACGTGGGTTACTGACATATCAAACTCTTCGGCAATCCTTTCGTGAGTTATCTCATCAATAAGTTTCCTCTTTAATATTGCTCTGTTCCTTTCGCCTCTAACATACTTGTCTATATAATACGCTATTTCTTCATTATCCATAGTGTCGAGTATTGTAGAGCGGAACTCAACATCAAAGTTCATCTTATCTCTTACGCCTTCTCTTAGCAGAGGATCTTATCCTTACTGCCCGCCTCTTATGTGTAATTTTAATCTTCTGTTTCGATGCCACTGTTATCTATTCCTATCATTGTATTTGCTTCGCCATCTTGTTCCTGAGATATCTCTGTGGTACTCTCCTCTACAGGTAAACTCATATACCACAAACAACCTAATATTGTAAATACTGTCGCAATTATTGATATTACTAATGCTATGATTAAAGCCCGGAGTGTTCTGAACTGATAGAGCATAATACACTCCATTGTGTATTTAGATATAGATTTATCCTCGTTCATTATGCTGTCTCATCCTCTAATCTTGATTCACCAAACACAACAATAGCTGTATGACCTTTTGTTTTTGTGACAAGTATATCTCCTTCATAGAGCTTTGTCTTGTCTCTATAGAATGTACGCTTTACAAACATACCGGTTCTTAAAAGCACACTCGCTTCTGATGATGTATTAAAATCAGGTATATCTCTACTCGTAGACTCAGTAACTATATCCCGTACTAATGATGAGCAATCACAATTAGCAGGTCTATCTGTATGAACACCACAATTCATTATAGAGTTTCTATCAGATTGAGAATAACCTATATTTCTATTATTACAGGCGATATGCATTAATGCGGCCATTACTTTTGCTACATTCTTATCTTTAGCACGAAGTATGACCCATCCTTTTGAGTGTACATAGAAGTCCTGTAATGAGACTTCACCTTTATAATCTGGTACAGAGGATTGTCTCTGGTCACCTCTTACACCATTACTATATTTCTTATTCTCATCACTACGAGCAGAACCTATAATAATTTTCATTTGCTATCAAACAACTCCTTTTCTGCGGCTCGTCTTTTAACAAGTCCAGGTAATACTTTACCACCAGCTTTTCTATAAGCTGGTATCTTTGCTGAAATCTCAGCTATAGACCTTGTTCCTTTTGCGGTGAGCTGATTTATTGAGCCTATATTAAATGCAAATGAGACAAGGGCATCAAACTGATTCTGATTCCAATGATATTTTCTATCATACTTAGTTACCGCCAATTCTGCTTTTACTAAGTCTTGTCTTAAAAGTAAGTCTGCCTCCATCTGACTAATTACTTGTCCGGGATATACTCCGCCTGTATGACCATAGCCTATAGTCCATACACCTGCTGAATCTTGATATGCTGTAAGTCTGCAACCTTCAAATCGTTTTATCAGACTTATTCCATCTTCACTAATCTTCATTATTTCCCCTTTACCTGCAATAGTGACTGAATAACTTTATCATATCCCAACATAGATACGAGCCACGAAAGCACCACTATTGACACAATATATAATATAGTCTCTGTAGAAAATGATATCTTCATCAGCAATACATATCCTACAGGAACGAGTATGCCTACTATAACAGATGTTATGGCTGCTACGATATTCGGTTTTGTTATTGTAATCATCTTTTTGAGAGCTTCAACAATAAGACCTGTAAGTGTAGAACATAGCAAAAGAATAAAGCATCCGATTTCAAAACTCATAACTCACCCCACCCTCTCTTGTAATTCACGAATACGTTCCTCATTAAGAACAGCTCGTTTTTCAAGTTCATAAGTACGCTCAATTACATTATTGTGCTTATCTACTCTTTCGGATAAAGTATCTATTTTCAAATCTATTATGGATAAATGTTGCTGAACTGTAGAATTTACCTGGGTGATATCATCTTTAACATTAGAGAGTTCCTTTTTAACATCATTAATAGCATTATCTACCATCTGCTCATTTTTAACTCTATACTGCCGCATAGTAACATGCCAAGTTCCTATACTCACAATGAGAGTAGTAAAGGCTGATATAGTTGCTGTTATGACTTCTGTTGGCATTAATCTCTAATCTCCCCATAATCTAAGCTTATTATAGTGTACATAATATCACCTGTCAATATCCTCCTGTTCTTGTTCTAATAAAAATCCAACTGCCTCATTTAACTTATTTTTGACATTATTAAGGGGAACAATCTTAAAGATTTTTATAAGACCACACACAATAACCTCTCCTGCAAAGAATCTGTAAACACACTC